ACTTGATTAAGAATATAAGGCAAACTCTCAAAGCCCGGTTGAAACATATCTTCAAAGTAGATAACATCCTCACTAGTAACTTCTCCCGCCTTCATCATCTTAACCAGATTCATCAATTGACTCATACCAAAGTATGAACGACCATGTGCATCTAGTACTTGACCTGTTACGATTGCTTGGTCATTACTAAGAGTTTCGCCACCTACAATCTGATAGTTGATGCCACGTTTCTCAAAGACACGTGTATTCCACTCTGTTAATTGCAGTGTGTATCTTGCTTTGTAGGGTTCAAGACCCATGTAATATAGTTTACGCATTATCGAACAATAATTTCTGCCCAGCCGTCTTTGGCATACTTGCCGGCTAGTTGTTTTGTATGTTGGCGATACACATAACTACGCATATCGTACAATGTTGCCTCGTCAAACTTATAGCCATAGTCTTGACAGAATGCCAAGTAGTTTTCGAGGTCTTCGAAAATTTGATTGACTTTAGCGTTTGGTTTGAATTGTGGTTTTGCCATTTTGTTTTCCTATTAAATTTTTAGGTTGTTGAAAGGTTTAGTTTTATTGTAGAAAATCGTAGCACCATTCTCACCGTCTTCTGATACGGTGATAGCAATGTCACGGTCGGGATATCGTGTAGCGATTTCTGTATATAAGTCATCGCTTAACATTTCACAACTTTTGTAATCCAATTGTAACGTGCCTTGAGAATATAACTTCTCTAGCCAGCGCTTAAATTGAATAAACTCAATATCCCTATCGTTGTGAAATACTTCAATCGACACATTAAAATGAAAGATGTGTCGATGTGGAGTTGCTAAAAAGCTAACATCATATTCATCACCCGTTGCAAGTGATGGGTCTGTTGCTGCCGCTGGGTATTTGTGAATACCCTCTTTTTGAAATGTTACGAAAATTGTACGTTTAGCTTCACTGCTAATTCGTACACGTTGTTCTAATAATGCTCGGTCTCGTTGTTCACTCATTGGTCATTTCCTTATCATGGTCTTCTTGTGCTCTTTCGAATCTACGAATGTCATCCTTGTAGATTAGTTTCTGTTTCTTTAAAGCATTAACTTTCATTTCATCAAAGTTAGGATCTTTCATCAAGTCTTGAATTACACCATCAATTAAACGATGTGATTCTGTTAATGTAGTGATACGTTGTTTGTAGGGCACATCAATCTCCTAATGCTTCTTGGATAGCATCATCGCTATCTAATTCTTCTTCATCGATTTCTTCTGATTCCTCTTCTTCGAACAACGCATTAAACATTGTCATAGAGTTAACCGTTTTCTTACCACTGATACCCTGACTACCTGATTGAAATTGCTTCCAGTAACTGCTATGATAGTCAATCAAGTCGATGGATTCTTGTTTTGTTTTCTTTGAAAAGATTTCGTCAACTAACTCACCGAAGAATTGACTACCTTCGAACTTATGAACAAGCATCTTAGGTACAACACCTTGCTCATATTGACGATTGGCTTCCTGCACCGCATTCATGTGCATCCAAACGTTATGTGATTGTACTAACGTGTAACTCAATGTGTCCCAGCTAGTTTTAGTTTCTTTACCATGTTGACCTAAGAAGCCTTGACCTCTATAGCAAATGTCTTTCAATGTAAGTATATCAGTTACAGGGCTATCTGTAAACATACTATGGACACCGTCAGCCAAAACAGCATCACGATATTTACGTTGGTCACCAGCATAAGTTGCAGTGATACCATATTGCTTGCCCTCTGCTGTCTTTTCCATACTGTATGTCCATTTCTTATCATGTTCAATACTAGTATTAAAATATGCTAGACCTTTAGCCGCACTATAGAATGGGCTTGCACAGTCAAACGTAATCTGTAGATTTGGGTTGTGATACTTTCGGATCGCCTTTTGAATATCTGTAAACAGTACAGCGTATTCCAAAATACTCGTACCCAAGCAGTGAATCAAGTCGTGCTTACCTTCTTGCAACAATCCATCATAGATGATATCTACCATTCTAGTTAGCATCAAGTGAACGTCAATCTTGTTCTGACCTCCGAATGCCCAACCATTAAAGTGATTGTCTGGGTACTGCTTAGGATCACAATACTTCTTCATTTCGCTATACCATTCATCAGATTGTGTATGATTACGACCTTGAAGAACGTTTAAGAACTTACACTTACCATTTCTGTTGTTAATGAAGTATTCATTATTGATATGGGTAGCTGTGATGGCTTCTTCAATCGTACTGATACCGTGAGCACTCTTGCCTGTCTTTGGATCTTTGATATGAAATGTAGTCAACGATTGTGATGGGATATCTAAACACATGCCATAGTCCATGTATGTATCCATCCATGTCAAAACTTGTTGACGCTTTTTCATAGCACGAGGGCAGTTAGGATCTTTCCAATCAGCAGGCCACTGACACTTAAGAATCTGAAATCCACCTGAGTCACCTAACATGAATGTTCCAGGCTCACGATTACGAACTACCCATTCTTTAGGATCATCGTCAGTTGGATCTAAGTTAGCATGACCAGCAGAATACAAACCCCACTTGTAAGTGTAGATGCCTTCTTTACTGTTTAAGAAATTTAATTTCTCAACATCACCGTTGAAACTTGCAGGGATGCGTTCTTGTGGAAAGTAGTTTTCACCTGCTTGCTGTTTACCTAAGCCAGCAATATAGAAACTACTGACTGCGGGTAAGAACAATGCCCATTCTGGATTTTGTTTTGCTGATAGATTATCTTGTTGCATTAAGGTACCATTGAAGGTTTAATATCATTGCCCGGACTATTGAGTAGAGTCTGAACCATTTGGATTTGTTCTTGTTTTTGTTTGATTTGGTCAACTAAGTCTTTGATAGCTGGATTTTCTTGTGCTTGTTTTTCAAGCATCATTTCTTCATCCTTCTTCTTACGTGCCCAGTCAAGTAATGTTTGAGCTTCGTAAGTTAACTCAATTGTTGCCATGCCACTTACCATTGATTGCCAACTCTGGCCATCCCATACTTTCATGCACTGTGAATCAAAGTCGTATCTCATATCACCTTGCATGAAAGTATTACTGTTGTAACTCTTACTGACGTATGTAGGGGTAGAACCACCGATTACTTGTAAGTATCTACCACTTGAGTTAATTCCGTTCAACATATTACTTTTGTTGTGCTGGCAACAAATATTGATAAACTGCTAGACCTGAATCAACCGTAATCTCAGCAAGACCTTGGTCACTCAACTTAAATGTCTTGTCACCTGCCAAGCTAAGAATAGCCATAACTTGTTTGACTGGCCATTGCCATTGACGACCCATTGTGCCTTGAACACCTGCTTCAAAAACAAAGTTACCACTGTGTGTTGATGGGTCACCGAAGAAAATCTTCAAGTCACCGTTATCCAACTTAGTAGTGAAAGTTGTTTCTTCACTGTTAGCACTTGCTTGCTTCTTCAAACGAGCAATGTTCGCAACACTAGGAGTGAAACTAACATTGAATGTTGGAGTAACTGCAAGTTTAGGCTTCTTAACTTTCTCAACAACAACGTTCTCACCCATCAAACGATAGTCGTTAACAAAGTCGCCGTTCTTAGTTTCAAAGTGAATTGTGTCAGGAACTTGAACACCGTTACGGTCTTTAGTCTTAACTGAAATGTTTGCTGTATCGTCATATTCATCAAAGCCTACGATAGTGCTCAACTTGCTTAAGTTGGGCATACCGAAAGTACCGATAAACTCAGCGTTTGGGTTTTTAAACTTACCAGTAACGATAACTGTGCGGTCGTCTGCAACTGCGATAACTTCTGTTTCTTGTTGCGTACCCTCAACTCGAACCACATCAATGCCGTCTAGTGCTTTAACATGTTCGATAATATCTTGTAATGTATCTTTCATTTTATGTCCTTATAAATGTATTTAGGAATACTTAGTGTGTATTATAGTGGAAGTTTTTACGTTTGTAAACAATTAGTTTACCCGAACGTAAACAAATCGTCAAATGTTGACTTAACATCGGTGTTCTCACGAATCTCCCAATCAAGTACACCAAGTAAGTTGTCAATCTTTTCATCAACTAGTGTTTGTTCCATCGCATCATCATCGAATGGCAACTCTTTAAACCAATCTGGTAATCTAAGTTCATCAGTTGGGTATGCTACGCTAGTAAAGCCTAATGGGTTTGGCTTAAGTTTACAAACGATAATTTTCATACCGTCAACAATCTTCATAGAATAGTTGTCACCGTGAAGTTTACGCAAGTAGTTGTAGTTCAATGCCGCACGAACGTGTCCGGGCATATTCTCACGACCTTTCTTACTATTAGCTTCTAAGTCACCATAGTATGTCAACTTGTTAACACCTTTAGGAGAACCCTTAGTCCAAGATTCTTGTGCAGCCAAGACACGCTTGAATTCTTTTACCTTCGTAATTACTTCTTCACGTTCTTTACCATCTTGAATAACCATGCACAATACATCCATTAAGAATTCTTGTACATACTTGGGTGTGTCAGCACGTTTCAAATCAAGACCCATAGCCTTAACATCACCCTTCTTACCATCACTGTCTTTGCGCTTACCTTCTTTGTCAAAGATGTTAATCGCATAGCGTTTCTTAGTGATAAAGATACTACGGTCACCAATCAATTCACGACCAGCTTTAATGATTGCACCATTCTTGCGCGGAGCATGAAATGCTTTCTCCATGAATGCAGGGAAACTCTCGTTGGCTTCGTCAGCGATTGAGTCATACAACCCAATACACGTTTCCTTATCCCACACTAGTCCTCCAGCTTCGATTTGTTCCTTAAGCGTAGTAAACGCAGTAAAATAGCAGCTATCAGTATCGCCGTAAACAATTGCTTCTCCTTCATGTGTATAATCACCAGTAACAGTTTGATTGATTTGGCTCATCATGTGTTTAACAATTTGACGACCACTCAATGTAACTGATTGACCAATGCGTTTGTCGTAGAAACGACAATGTTCATTCAACAATGCACCATAAGCAGAGTTCAACAAAATCTTTCGAACCAATTGACGCTTATCATAGTATGCAAACAATTCTTTATCACCATCTGCATCTGCTTTCTTAGCAAGTTTCTGCGTATCTTTACGTTCTGAGTACCAACGACTTAGTAACCCAGGTACAACACCTTCTTTTTCATAAGTGTAGATTGTACCATTCGCTGAAATCATCCAAGGCTTGTGACTATCAAAGACCATCTTCCAAATCTCTGCCGCAGACATTTCTACTGAGCGACCATCTTCGTAATCTACCCATAGCATAGTACCGCGTTCTTGGTTCATAATTGATGTGTACTCTAAAGCACCAAACAATCCTTCCCATAGAATAGCACCTGTTACCTCGTCACCCTCTTTAGCACGTTTCTTCATGGCACCTAACTTAAGTGCCTTGTCTTTCATGTATTTGTCTGTGAGTGTTTGTCGAACTTGGGCAACAATAGTCTCGCCCGCCATGTTGAGCGCCCTGATAACTGAGGGGTAGAGCGAGTTGATATCGACTGCTCCGACCCATTCGTGCATACCCCGCTTGGGAGTAGCAACGAAGGCACCTGCCGCTTGCTGTACATCTTCTTCATTTTCGACCTTTCGTTTTTTATCTGGAACAACTAATCCTCGTTCATGTGCTTCATTGTAAATTGCCATTTCAATCATAGCAACTGAGCCCATAACTGTTGGCAAGAGAACTGTGTTCTCGTGTGCTAGAGCATTAGCCAACTCTAAGAATTTTGTTTTGTTGTGAATCTTAACTAACAACATAGTATCTTGTCTGTTATATTCCAAGAACTTAAACCAGTCCTTGTTATACAATTGGTCAAGAGTACCTTCATATTGAGTTTTGTTTTCACCGACTTCCATCTCACCGATAGCGTCTAGTTTATAACTGTGGCGCGATTCATAGTTGTACTTCTTATACAACTGCAAATAGTCCATGTGAATACGACCTACTAAGTCGTAAGTTTGTTCTTCTTTACCGAAACGTTCGTACATACGAGGTTTAGGTAACTGTCCCATCAAACAGAACTTGCGAGTATCGTCCTTACTCATAACTCGTGTAACACGATTGACCATGTAGGGTATATCATAGCCTTCTGAGTTCCAACCAGTCATCACATCAGCATCTTCAATCAATTCAAAGAATGTGTCAAACATTTCCTTTTCGTTATCAAAGACAATACAGTTATCGAATTGGCTAGCAATTTCTTGTGCTGTTTCTTTACTCATGTGCTTAGGTGGAATACACAATGTTACCAATGTGTCTTGCCAATCTAAGTATAATGAGATAGCTGTTACTGGGTTGAATGGATCATTTGTAGGACTAAAGCCCTTGTCTGGGTCAAAGTCTACTTCAATGTCAAAGAAACAAGTGTGTAGTTTAGGAGGTTCAACACCTAAATAGTTTTCTGACAAACAACGGAACACAACGTTTACGTCTGATTCGTAAAGTGTTTTGCCAGAATAGATCCTACGCTCTTTCTCAAACTCTGCTCGTTTGCGAGTACTGAAACGACTTACAGGGTTACCGTAAATGCTTCGTTGCTTACCTCTAGGGTCGTCATAATAGAATACATAGTTTGCAGGGTATTCTTTATATGTTCGTTGACCCTCAGGTGTTCTCTCTACAACGTAGATACGGTCTTCATCCCTGCTATGAATAGCATCTACGTAACTCAAATTGTTTTACCTACTGTTTCAAGGATAGTGTTGAGTTCTTCGTTCTCTTGGTTTGTTTGTGTCAAACTAGCCTTGTGTGCAACACGAATGGCTTTCTTCAATACAGATGGCTTAACTTCCAATTCTTCTGCAATTGCTTTAACTGTATCGTTCAATCCCTCGTTAAGGGTATCGATTTCATGCAAGACGGTCATGCCCTCATTAATCAACTGGGTCAATTTGATTTTCTGGTCGCCGCTAAACATTTTTGCTGTCATATATAATCTCCTAAAGAAGTAGTTATTATATAACAGCTACGCAACAAAGTCAAACTTTTTGCGTAATGAGTTTAACCGTTTGTTGGAATGACTTTGATATGTCTTGGGTCAAGTACCGCAAACTGTACACCATCGGTCCATGCCCAATAACCTTCTTCACGTGCATAGTTGGCGATTTCTTCACCATCAGCAAAGTCGTCTAAGTCATCTGGAAGGTCGTTGTCATCTTCTAAGTTAAGAATGTCATCAACGGGTCCAGTGATTTGCGCCCTAATTTCTGTACCACCGTAACCTCCACCGCTGTAGTTAGTACCTGCAACGTTAAAGAAGATACCAGTGCGACTGGGTCTGAATCCGGTTTTCATAATGATTGCCGCAGCTTCTGGGCTTGTCTCATGTGTCA